ACTTGCGGGTGTCCCGTGTATGGCTTGAAGGGCTAAGGATATATAGCCTCGCTGGTCGTAATTATTATGCTCGTCGTATCCGTGAATAACGATGCTCGTGGTTTCGAAGGTTATCACGCGACGCGTATAGCATCGAAATCCTCTGCGTTGATTTGGGATACGCGAGACGACTTGGCGATTCCTGAATATCGCGAGATATCCTTCGTTATCGAACTTCATTTCAAAAACCCCATCAAAGGATTTAAAGGGACGCTTATCAATCTCGATGGCTTCGCTTTCATTCATTACGTAGTCCTGCTTCAACAATATGTTTCCCCACGGCATATAGCAAACCAAGTCGCCTCCGTCTTCCAATAACGCTTCGTTTAAGCGGAACATCGAGAATACGATTTCTTGGATTTTTCCGGGTCCCGGATATTTACTTTTTCGAAACGCTAACTCCTTTAAAATATTATCGTTATAGTCTGCCGAGTAGTTTTCTTTGTCCGTTCCAGAATCAATGTGTTTTCTATAAAAGTCAGACAGCAACATCTCGACTTTCTTCTTGTCATTATTTTTACAGACGATTCTATCATATTCATTGCCATACTTGGAGTCGTCGCCGCCTCCGCTGCCTCCGTCGCCTCCGTCGTATTTTTTACACACGGCAATTTGCTTACATAAGAACACATCGAATCGCTCTTTGTCTTTCTTTGCCGCTCCTTCATATTTATTCATATTTTCGGGGCTACAATGTTTATTCACGTCGAAACCGTCCGCCAACACATCACCCGTGCCTCTGAATCGTATTTCGTCCTCGGGAGAAAACTCCATCATGTGTTTATCATAATAGGGCGTTTTAAGACATTTCTTAGGATAATAAGGCGACAGATTTTCGACACTAAGAGAAAGTTCAGCCTCGTTCGTAGAATACGAGGGTATCAAGAGGCTTTCTTTCTCCGCCGACACGCACCCCATATTATAACAGGAAGCCGTTAAATCCGTCCTTAAATAGTTTTGCTTTTTCATTTTGTCGCCCCTATCTTTGAGAGAGCCGATTTCGACGATGTCTAAGAACTTCGAGGATTTGCTCGTCATCAGTTCCATCCATCGATTCTGCTTTGAAAATGCGTCAAGCGAAGGAAACAGCGTATATTCGCTACCGTCCCCATTATAGTTGAATAGATTTGGGATGTATAGGACGACTGTATAATTGCCATTGAATACGTCGTCGTTTTGTATCGTTTCTAACTTTTTCGCAACCATCGCATAGATAGGCAAAGGTATCTTTAAGTAGGAAGGGCGTAGCAGGTTGCCTCGTATGTGTTCGAGTTCCGTTTGTATGGCGTTCTTCAAGTTATTCTCATTCACAGTGTCGAGAACGCGACAGCACATATTGTTGTTGATATGAACCTTGTCGGATGCGTATTCGTCGAATGTCATAAATAGACATCTTTGATGAAGCAATAGGTTGGTATTGCCTGTTGCCTTCTTATACAGCGAGGCATTACATTTATTCAAAAATGCGTTCGTTTCGGATGGCTTGTAATTGGAACTTAAACTACACACCTCGTTTGTAAAATATCGAAGCATCTTTTTTCTTTAATATATAGATATAAAATATTAGCATATATATTAGTATATACATATACATATAGAATGGACGACGAGACGATTGCTACGCATATCGATGCTTGTATCTTGAATAACACGCATTTTGATATCGCGAATATCGTCTATAAAATTCTAAGCGGTAAGTTTCGATACACAAACAATACGTGGGAATATTTAAAGACGGAAGCGAATGCTACGGCTACGTGGGAAATAGACGAGAATGGAGTGCGGTTTATCTATTCCATACGGACGCTCGTCTGCCGTGCCTTCACATCCCGTTCGCTATACTGGGCGAATGCGACGGCGAGTGAAGCGAGTAATGCGAGTAATGCGAGTAATGCGGACGTAGCGGACACACGATACCCTGATACCGAAGTTATCTCTATGAAATTGCTTAGCATCAGTTCGAAACTCAAAGACAATAAATATATATGCCTATTAATTAAAGAGTGTAAGGAGTTTTTCTTATATGAACCCCATATATGAAGTTCGATGTGTTCGCGACATCTATCGGATTATAAAGAAGGAATATCATTTTGTGCCGAGCGACTTTCAAATCGCGGAAGCCCCATTGTCTATCTTTCATCACGTTCGCGAGGATTTACGGGAGTCGTCGAGTAGTTATTTAAACTTCGAGTTCGCTTATAAATATGCGGATAAATGCGAACATTGCTATCACATCACCTACACAGGCTCGGAAATCAATATGTATGTTCTTATCGATAGAAAGATAACTCCAAAGATGAAAAAGCGGTTCTTTATGAATCTGTATCGCGTATATGTAGTATCCAAGATATACAATATATCAAAAAGGGGAGGTAAGCAATTCAACTTTTATATCATTATGAATCCTTTGAAGCGATGTATGCCGACGAAGAAAGAGGACGTTATTGACGTTGTAAATATCAATGGGGGCTACACCTATATCAATAAAAACAATATCTATATCATACGCGAAGAGGACTATGGCAAGGTTATCATCCACGAGTTATTACATCACAATACCACGATTCATTACCAAGAATGGGAAGCGTCGAATATAAGGAGATTGAAGGAGCATTTCAAGATACGCAAGGATATGCTCTTAATCCCGAATGAGGCGATTATAGAAACCTACGCGTGTATCTTGAATACGATATTTCATTCGATAGAGACCACAGGGACGAAGGGGTTAAATGACAACCTAAAAAGAGACCAAGAGCATTCGTTGCTTCTGTTGAAGAAAATTATCGATAAACAAGGAAACGGGATATGGGACGAAAAGACGCACTCGTTCTGCTATATTGTGTTTAAAACGATATTTTATGTATATTTCAATCGATTCTTAAAAATATATAGATACCAAAATGACACTGCGATAACCGACTTTTTGATTCGGCATTCGCCTACAATATATAAACAGGCATCGAATGCGTCGCCTAAGAAGAAGCATACTATCAAATTGAAACAAACGGTATTCAGTATTTAAGAAATCTATATTCTATATAATTTATAAAGCAGTGAATCGAGAATGTCGATTGAGGATATTAATTATATGAAAGATAACAGTATTAAACAAGCCTACACGTTTATTATTGATAGTTCGGAAAGGGAACGCGACCTCTACCCGAACCCCAATAATTACGTCGTTAATTTTAGCACCCCCTTTAAAAACATTATCGGGATGGAAATTATCGATGCGAGTATTCCGAGGGCAATGTACACCATCGACGTCGATAATAATGAGTTGTATTACTATATCGGCGATGGCGGCGATAGCAGCGTAAGCGACGACGGAGGAAGCGGCGATGGAGCGATTGCGGACGCGATTATAGAGAACGGCATACAAATACAGAATGACGCAAATCTCGTATTACGCAATTGGAATTATACGTCGAATATATCGAGTATCACATCGAATATATTTGATGGCTCGAACATTGTTCTCACATCCAACATAAATATCGCAAACACTTCAAACATAGCCGTCTTCGACATTTTCAAAATATTTAATAGTTCAAATATACTCAGCAGTTCGAATGTAATCAACAACTCGAACCTATTCAATACCTCGAATCTATATAGCACTGTCAAGATATCGAATACATCGAATCTATATACGACTACCTCGAATCTATTGACGGAACGCGTCGTATATACGACATCAAATATATCAATCACCTCGAATATATTCAATTTCGCGACGATTACGAACGTATCGAGGAGTTCGAATATAGGCTACTTAGAACTTTCAGGCGACCGCTACGGGGTTCTCGATAATTCCATCAATATCTATAATATTTATAATAATATACCGAATGGTGGCACGAATATCGGTGGCACAACACAGGGCATCACGTTTCATCTAAGTATTCAAGCACTCATCGCGGATACAAACAAAAACAAAGAATATAATGTGATTGATTTCAGTTATAATCACACGTATACCATCGACACGGACATCATCTATCGGAATATTAGCGTCGATGTCGCGAAATCCACAAACAACCTCTATGTTCTATCCTTTACAATCGGCGAACGAAAAGAGAGCATCTTCAATATCGCGATGAACGGCTACATCAACGTCTTTTGGTCTATCTTGAAAACCACGTGGAACGTCGGCATATTCGACGCAACCCTCAATACTCAAATAGCATATAAGGAAATGTTGAATTGCGACGAACTATACAATGTGTTTTTTACGAAGAAATATGTTGGGAAGAAGCACGACAGCGTGAGCGGCGTGAGCGGTTGGGAGGATAACATTTTGCGATTGAAGGATTTCAAAATCTATAATGTGCCGATGCGGACATCCGCCGCGATGTTGGGGGCGACGACGGCAGCCGCGACAGCCGCGACGGCGTATAACATTCCTGTGTGGTATAAAATGGATGAAGTCGTCCCGACTGCCGTCGTTGGGACTGCGATTCTAAACAAGGGTAGTCACGCGACGATTGGGTATGAGGATGTGTTCAAGAAGATTCTGATAGAACCGGGTGATTATACGTTTCGGACGTTTATTAGTAAGTATGACGAGTTAATTAAATATAATGATATGGAAATAATGTTTAATGAGACTTCGACACCGCCCGAATTATCCAACTTAATCGATATTTATTCGAAGTCGCCGTTGATTGTCGATATGAAAAGGACGACATTATCCGAAAATCTCGGGTTCGATTTATATCCGACGGCGAACCAAGCAGACCGATATCATAGCAAACCATATACGACGACCAATAGTGTATTGGCGAAGATGTTTTATAGTCGGACGAATGCCAATTATAATGCGGACGTTAGTATCAACGACAAGTATATTATAACATCGCCGGGCATCGTGTATTTTATAGGAAATAAGTATATTATTATGCGATGCCCTGAGATTGAGGAGCATCTCTATCGTTCGCTTTCGTATTCGAAGAATACGCTTGGAATCGCAAAGATTCGCGTGGATAGCGTAGGTATTAATAGTGAGAAACTGACGATTACGAAAATACCCGTTCGCGAGTTTCACCCTATCGGCAAACTGTCGCGGATGAGTTTTCGGTTCGAAACGAGTAAGGGGAGACTATACGACTTCAAGGGATTAAATCACAATATCATATTTGCGATTTTTTACTATGAACCGATTCAAAAGAATATTCCAAAGAACTCTATCTTGAACCCTGAATACAAGATGAACTACCTCGACTATCTCTATAAACAAGAGGAGATTGAGGGAGATTCGGACGATGGCAACGAAGACGGCAATGAAGACGGCGAAGACCGAGAGGACGGCGAAGACTTCTCGCGAGACAACATTGACGATTACAAAATAAAAGAAAATCTATATAGCGAAAGAGGTGTGCGATTACAACAGTCGAATACCTATTATCAAAATAACGTTATAATGGAAAATGAAGCAGAAGACGAAGCCGAAGCGGACGAAGAAAGCGAAGAAAGCGAAGCGGAATCAGATAATTAAGATGAATCAGACTTGGCGTCTGACTTAGCGTCTGACTTGCTATCTGACTTGCTATCTGATTTGCTATCAGACTTGCCATCGGACTTGCTATCAGACTTGCTATCAGACTTGTCGTCCGATTTGCTTTCCGCCATTCCCTTTAATAAACCTATGATTGTCTTTAATTCATCGACAGTTATGTTGTTGTTGTTAATTTTTTCTCTAACATCTTTAATCTTAGTTTTATTCTCAGAAGATGTTGTGCTTTTCTCTTCTAATTCCTTTAAGAGCGTGAGGACGTGCGTTTTAATATCGCTTTCTCCTTTGAAGTTTTCGATGATTAGACCTGAGAAACCTGACGGACGTTGATTTGCGAAAGCACAGCCATACAAAAGGACGATGAAGATACAAATCGCGAAAACCAAAGACATATATACAAAAAGGGTTTCGAAATCCATCATCTAATTTTTATTCTGTTAAAAGAGAAGATATTAATTTATTGTGTGTGTATAGTATAGATAATGACAGAACTCAATCTACTATATGGAGGCGATAATTTACTAAGTGATAACTCGGTTATCGAAAGGAAGGATAACGCGAACTCGAACGCGAACTCGGGTTCGAACGCATATTCTAAAATATCGAGTCAGCAATTACATCAAATGGCACTCAGCAATGACAACGGAGTCGGAGATTCGCAGCAGCATTCGCCACCGCCTCCTCAATCTCAGTCCATGCAAATCGCCCAGCAACAAATGGCACAGCAGATGGCAAACCAACAAGCCCAGCAAATGGCACAGCAACAAATCCAACAGCAAATGATGCCATCGCAACAGCAACAGCAAAACGAGCAGTATAGACGGAAGCCCGAGTATAATTTTATTGACCGAATGAACCTTAAAAAGACAGAGGTTATAAAACTCGCTCTGTTTTCCTTAGTGATT